ATATACTCTTGCCTCACCAATCTTTAAACCAGTTCCAGCATTAGTTGTAGAAGTATTTCTTCTTCTGTTGAACAGTGAGATAGTATTGTCTCCACTGCCAGTTGCTGCACCGATGTTTAAATATGGTGTTCCAAATACATTATTGACCTTCAGTAAACTTCCCATTGCAAATGGGACTACTGTGCTATTAACTTTTTTGGTTGTTCTTGGTTTGGGAACGTCTACAATTGTTGATCCTACTAGATCAATATCAAATCCCTTAACGTATGCAGTTCCTGCCGAAACTCTAACACACATTAAATCGTCACTAGGATCATTACCTTGCTCGGTTTTTTGACCCTCTCTGTAGAGACCACCATTTCCAGTTTCGTTGTTCAGTGAGTTAACAATATCTACTTTAAATGGATCAACAGCATAGTTTCCAGACTCTTCGTAAGTTCTCTTGGCGAAGTAGTCTTTGATTACACTATAGTCAGACTTATTCTGAAGTTTTTTGATTTCTCCCTGATCAACCTTAACGAGTTCTACAAAGTTTGTATCGTCAAAATCTAAAAGATCTTTCTTTGCAAGTTTGACACTGATTTTCAGTCTATCTGCACCTGGAGCAGCATAGTTAGTAAATCCTTTAGCATTATCATTAAGTGATTGATCAATATCAGAATTGACTATTTCTTCAACAATATCAAATCCAACTCTATATGATGGTTGATTATCGTATGGGTCGAGAATAATCTGAGATGTTGCAACATCTACAAATACTCCTCTAATAAAATAAACACCCTCAGCAACACCCACAGCATATCCAGTTGCCGCTGCATCAACCGAGAAAACAGTGAGAACTGTATCTCCAGCATTTAGTGTGGTATTACCATAGGTTACATTCTCTTCAAGTATTAATGTCTCTTCGTCTTCAAAGTTTACTGTTTCACCATTATCTGCCCCATCACGGTACTTAACAAACAAAGTAATCTCTTCTACGCCCTCTTCTGGTGGCAGCAGATATCCTTTCAGTGTGCCTACAACACCAGAAGTTTGACCGCGTACTTTTGCCCCTTTGCCATTATTTGCATTAACAACAGCATCGAGGTATACTGTAATATCGATACCTAAATGATCTGGATTTACTTTTAGAGTTGTAAATGCATTATCACAAGTAACCCCACCAGGGATTACCATAGATCCTTCTTTAAAAATATGACTTCCAAAAGACTCTAATTGATTTTGTAAAATCGATTGAAGACCTGTAAGTTCTCTTGCCTGAACTGGGAATCCAGGTTTAAAAAGAACCCTATAAAAGTTATCCTCCTTATCAAAATCATCATAATAAGGATTTACATTGAAATTCGTCTTTTGTGGCATTTTTTAAAATTCCAGTATAACTTTAAGGTCTTCTTTTTGGCGTGCATTTCTAGCAATGCTAGCTCTGTTGTCAAGATAGATTAATTCTCCTGACCCTTTATTTATTTCAGGAACTGCCATGCCACTGGTGAAGTCAACACCAAGATTAATTAACTTTGTTCCTGTTGGATTTGTTGTAATTCCAGCAAAGGAAACATCAATTGCAGCAGAGAAGTTGGATGTTTGTCCACTAATTACATTTGATGATGCTTCAAAATCATATGGTCTACCATTTGTGGATATACCAGCATAGTCTCTCTGATTAAAAGCGGTCTGATTATAAAATAGAGATCTATCTCTAAAATATTTCAAAACTTTAGTTTCAAGGTCATATGATGCAACATATCCAAATGCTTTTCCAGTTCCATTAGCAACAACTTGCTGAATTTTTTCCCCAACCTTGGGAGTTCCATTAATTGAAGAGAATTTAAAAGAACTTAATCCAGAGAATGTATTTTCTTGATATACATCACTAGTTCCAACTTTTGTTGGATTCTTAACGATACCAACTTGTGCAAAACTTGTATCTACTGGGAAGTCTCTTGTAGAATCATCAAATCTTGCATAGACTAAAACTTTATCGGCACCCAATTCCTTGTAAATATCATATCCATGACCCTTTGAAGGTGGAATGATTGGAATAAGTTTTGCTTTTGTTGAAGAACTTGAATTGATTGACCCAAGATCGACAACACCATAAGTATAACCTTTACCGCCAGAGGAAATTACAGTGTTTGTAATTTGACCAGAGCTATTAACTTCAACAACAACCTTTGCTCCAGTCCCATCACCAATAATGCTTAATTCATGAGATCCTTGAGAATATCCAGCACCACGATTATCAACGTAAACTTTTTTTATTTGGTTTTCGTTTGTGTCTGAATTTGCATTTCCTCTAACTGCAGATATTTGTGCATTAGTGGAAGTTGACCAATCTCCTGGAAGAGAAATATACTCAGTTGAATCAAATTTAATAATATCACTTGGAGAAATAGTAAAAAGATATTTCCATACATATCCATCACCACTAACACCTGCCTTAGATGGCTCTAAATCGGTAAAAGTTGGTTCATCTAATGATGCATTACCAGTTGTATTGATTCCAGAAGAACCGTTATCAATACAAATGTATACCTTATACTCACTATTAATTACATAATAGTTTGCATCATAAAGCCTGGAAGACTTCGTAATGGGTGATAAGTTTGTCAGACTGTAGTCATGACGATACATTTCATATTTTGTACCTCTTGCCCACTCAACCTTTCTTGCCAGTCTCCTTACATTGGTAGAGGTTACCCTCTTACCATACATCATACTATCTCCAACAAAATTTTCATAATTGAAATTATCGGTTGGAGTAGGAGTGTCAGTATCCCAATCAGAGTCTCTACCAAACCCAGACGCAGTTGGATTTGACAATCCTACAAAAACATAATATGAATTGGAACTACTGCCGACAGAATCTACGAAGTTTCCAGCATTTAATATTCTAAACTGGTCTGTTACAATTGCCGCCATCTTAATAGCTTTTTTCTATATTTATAACTATCCTAGATCTTTTCTCAGACTTCCACTATCTCTCAGTCCATATCCCCTTCTTTGAATAGTTGGGAATGTGGATAAACCAGAATCAATTGTAAGACCTGTTACACCGATTGAAATTGGAGAATCTGCCCTAGTAAATCCAGAAAGTCTGCCCCATGAGAATCTTCCTACTGGTAAAGTAGTAGACCCAGTGGTTGCAAGTCCAGAGATATTTGTAGCAGAATCAACATTTACTGTGATGTCTGCATTTGCACCACCAGGAGTATTCAAACTATGAATGATGTAAATGTTATCGCAGAAGGTTGTGCCAACTCCTACTACTGCAGAGTTTCCACTGTCAATAGAAGTTACTCCAGACCCAACTCCAGTTCCAAAAATGTGAATTGGATATCCAGTAGAAAGACCAGTAAATGATGATGCATTCAAGAAGAACTTGATTGCTAGTGGATTTCCTCCTGTGCCAGAAGTTGTTGTAATTCCAGTTACAATACCAGAGAAACCTTCAACAGTATCAATCTCAATAATATTCTCATAAGAAACATTAGGAGTTGATGCAATCACTTGTGGTGGATTGGACCTTGTATATCCTAATCCAGGATTAGTGATGGTTGAAGATGTAATAGCACCAGCAGATATTGTTACAGTTGCGGTAGCGGTTGTACCAACACCAACACCAACTGATTTTGGTGCAGCAATTGAAACTGTTGCTGATCCACTGTATCCAGACCCACCACTAACGATGGAAAGTGATGAAACAGTTCCAGCAGCAGAAACAACGGCAGTTATAGCAGCTGCAACTGGGTCATTGCTAGAAACAATCAGTGCATTGACATCACTAATCACGATTGATGATTCATTTTCTTCATAGTTGAAGAATTGTGCATCATCTACAAAGATTTCGGTATCAGATGTTGAAAGGTCGCCAATAACTCTTGCAGTCGGATACACCTGAGCTTCAATAGAATCTCTTGACTTATAAACAAATTCACCATTGATATTTACATCAACCTTTTGCTTTGTCCAGTCAAATGGTTTGTAATTTTGCTCATCAATCCCAAGACCAGAATATATGTTTGTTTCAACTTTATCGGAAGCAGTAATGTTATAAACATTTCTATCAGTTTGAGCAGTTGTTAATCCAACTGTATTACTTCTCTTAACTGTCAGAGTATCACCAACTTTTATTGACTCATTGACAGTAACATTGAGACTATCAGTGTCGCGGGTGCCTCTATAGAAGAAGATGTCAATATTATCTCCTTCTTCTGGAGGTGCGGTAAATGTGAATGAAGTGCCTCCATTGAAGTTATAATTTGCTCCAGGTTCTTGAATTACACCATTTACAAATATAAGCAGGACATAATTCAAATCAATCTTAGAAGATTCTGAGTCATTTTCATCAATTTCAAAACTCAGAAGATTGCCATTGTAGTAAAGTGGGAATCTAACTCTACTTCCATCTTGAAGAGTATCAATTGGGTCAATGAAGTCCAATTCACCAAACTGCCAAGCAGAGAATGAATCGGTAAATGTGTCAAGGACTGTTACTTGGAATTGCTCAACTGCTGAAGAAAGATTTACATCTGTAACAAGACCAACTGGTGTAAAGACATCACCAACTCTGAATCCATATCCAGGTCTTGTAAT